TGTTTCACAATACATAGGAGTAACTTCTGATATATCTGAAGCTAATTGGGGAGTATGGGATACTTTTATCCAAACTAAGGGGGAGGCCCCGTTCCCAACATTTGTAATTTTTATTGGGAAATGAATAAAGTTGCTATATTGTATTTTCTCTTCTTCGGATAATTCCCGATCTAAGAACTGAATGGAATCATTTTTTAATACAAAAATATGTTCATGAGATAAAGATTCTGTATAAAAATCATCCTTTTTTATATCAGGAGATTTGGAATTACTCGTAAAATCACCCACAGAGAAGAATTTTAAAGAACTTTTAGAATGTGAATTTAATAATTCTATTCCCAGATAAGGACGTACATTGTCTTTAGAGCTTTGTTTGTATTCTTCTTGTGATTGCTTTTGAGCGTATTGAATAGAAATAAACACGCCGATAATACCTAAAATTGCAGAGAAGATATTTCCATAAAGTTCTAAAACAACGGAAACACTATCTCCAAGATGTAGTATAGGAAATGGTGCTGGGATTTGGTATAGGCCATTGATAATCAATGGAATTACAAAAATGAAAATCAATGACAGAATAATGAGTGTAGGCAAAGGTTTACGTTTATTATCTAAAGATTTACATTTGTTAGAAGGCTTTTTTGGACTATTTTTGATTTTTTTAAAAAAAGACATAAAAACTCCTATTCTTCTGACTACTTATTATAAATGGAATTTACATAAAGTAAGAGTTCAGGATCTGTCTAAGCAATAGCATATGAGACAATGGATATGCTCAAGCAAGCATCACCGGCATTGATGATACGTTGAATTAGGTTAGCCTTTCTGGTGCACTTGATACAGAGACTGGAAAAGTTACTAGAATGCAGGATGGATTTCAATGTTTCAAAGGGTAGGAGCTTGCAGGCGGCTTTTTATTTATAATCCCCGGCAGAATCCGACGGCACGTCCTTCAATACGGATGGTGCTGGATTCTCCGTTCATAATCACAATCGGTTCATAGTCCGGGTTTTCAGGGCGAAGAATCAGTTTATCAGGATAAACATATACTCTTTTTAGTGTTGCTTCGTTATCGATTAGAACAGCAGCTATTTGTCCGTTTTCAACCTGTTCTTGTTGTCGGATTGCAACGAGGTCACCGTCTTGTATTTTGGGAGCCATACTGTCGCCAACACAAATAAGAGTGAAGTCTGCTTTCCAGTTGTCGGGTACATTATCATAGGTTTCTATATTTTCCTCCGCAAGGATAGGCTCGCCACAAGCGATCCGTCCAACACGGGGGATTTTTTTCATGTTTGGGAGCGGGCAAAAACCTTGGGGAATCTCAGGCTGAGAATCTTCAATCAGATAAGATTTGCTGACTCCAAAGTAGTCTGCCAAAGCCTGTAATGTTCCCATTCGGGGAGTTTTTTTCTCCATTTCCCATGTCGATACTGCTTTGTCGGAAACGCCCAAGACGCTTGCAAGTTCTGCCTGACTTAATTTTGCGGTTTCCCGAAGTTGTCTTATCTTTTTCCCTATGCTCATGTTATCAGCTCCTTTCAAATAATACTATACACCTAAAGTAGAGGAAAATCAAGATAAAAATGAGAAGATTCTACTTTTAGGGGTTGACAATCTACTTAAAGTAGAGTATTATAATCTTGCAAGCCAATCGGAAAGGAGATGAGGAGATGGCATTTACCGTAAAGCAAGCGAGACTGTTTGCCGGGAAGAAACAGCAGGAAATGGCTGATTTTCTGGGAATCCATGTACAAACATACAGAAAATTAGAAAAAAATCCTTCTATTGTTTCGGTAGAACAGGCAAAGAAAATTTCTGAAATTACAGGGATTCCGTATGACCAGATTTTTTTTGCAAGCTAATTCTACTTAAAGTAGATAAAAACTGAAAAGGAAGACAGAAGGTGAGCGGATGAAACGATCATTTGATGATGAAATCCAACTGATTATGCCGACGAAAATAGATATCCCGCTAAGGATAATCGAGATGGCAGCGGCATTGTTAAACCTGATCATGGTACTACGGAGGCATTAGATGGGCAACGAGATCAAAGAAAAAGAAGCTCTCGAATATAAAATCCAAGAGCTTAAATATCATCTGAAAATAGCAGAACACACTGTTTTAGAACAGAAAATCCAGATAGAAAAAGCAAAGAAATTAAGAAAGATCATCTTCTGGATGGATATCAGCATCCTTATCATCGTGACAATGACATTTCTGCTCAATTTGCTGTAAGGCCTCGTGATTGTCTGTGTGTAAGGAATCAATCGCATCAACCACTAGGTTTCTTACATATTCAATCTGAATCGTTGTTTCAGGATGCGGTGCTTCTGATATGTTTGATAGGAATTCGATTACACAAAGAATGATTTGGATTGCCGCAGGGGTATTTTCTTTTAAAATCTCTTTTAAAGATTTTCTGGAAGATTTACCGAGTTTTTCCTCTAATTCTTTGAGCTCATGCTCTAATTTATCAATTTTGCATTGTGTATTTTCAGAAACTTCCACTTTCTTTAAATACATAAGCTGGTTCAGATCTAAGATCATAAGCTCATCCCAGGAAAATGTTTTTAGTTCTTCCCAAGTGAAATGAGTAAGGTTATTCCAATTAGCCAAAAACTTCACCTCCCTTCCTGCTCCATTATAGCACGAACGGGAGAGTATCAAAAGGAGTCTTATTATGACAGATTTACAGATTTTCAACAGCCCAGAGTTTGGGGAAATTAGAACTATTGAGAAGAACGGCGAACCGTGGTTTGTCGGGAAAGATGTGGCGGCGGCATTGGGATACGAGAAACCAACCGATGCTGTGAGAAAGCACGTTGATGTAGAAGATAGAGGTATCTCCAAAATGGAGACCCCTTCAGGAGCACAGGAAACAACCATCATCAACGAATCCGGCCTGTACAGTCTGGTACTTTCCAGCAAGCTGCCAACGGCAAAGAAGTTCAAGCGCTGGATTACAAGCGAGGTTATCCCGAGCATCAGAAAGCACGGCGCATACATGACACCGGACAAGCTGGAGGAGGTGCTGCTAAAGCCTGATACCCTCATCCAGTTAGCGCAGAACCTCAAAGCCGAGCAGGAGAAGCGCATGGCTCTGGAAGTAAAAATGGAAGAGCAAAAGCCGAAGGTGCTGTTTGCAGAGTCGGTGGAAGCTGCAAAAACATCCATCCTGATTGGCGAGCTGGCAAAGCTGCTCAAGCAGAACGGTATCAACATTGGGCAGAACCGTTTGTTTGAATGGCTGAGAAACAACGGATATCTCATCAAACGGCAGGGCAGTGACTACAATATGCCAACGCAAAGGGCAATGGAGATGGGGCTGTTTGAAATCAAGGAAACCACCATCACCCACAGCGACGGGCACATCCATGTAAGCAAAACCCCGAAGGTTACAGGCAAGGGGCAGGTGTATTTCGTGAATCTGTTTGTGAGTGGGAGGGCGAAGATTGATGCTTAATCTCTTAAAAGGCAAGATGGCAGAACGCGGATACAGCATCCAGAGGCTAGCCAAAGAGCTGGGAAGAAGTGCAGATTATGTATCGCAGAAACTTCGCCAGCCGTGGAAATTCCGAGTGTGCGAAGCTGCTAAATTGTGCATGCTGCTGGATATTGAGCTAGTGGAGATGCACAAGTACTTTACAAGGGAGGATGAGTGATGCAAAAACCAAAGTGGCATCCAAAACTTGCCGAGAAAATGGAGGAAAACCGATACAACTCGCGGACACTTGCCGAGCCGCTATATCACTGCCAAGCAACGGTAAGCGGTTGGC